GCGATAGACATCATCGCTGAGATATGTCAGCGCGTCAGTGGACTGGTAAGGGCCCAGCCAAATACCCTGATCCCAACCTACGCGTTCTTTATCCCACTGCAGGAAAACGCCGGTGATGGGCGCCGCTACCGCTCGGGATACGCCGATCCACTTCCCGAGGATATCCAGTTGGTCGCCGACGGCGGTATCAACATCAAAGGCGGTGATTAACCCTGACGTAGCAGCAGAAACATCAATCAGCGGCCGCGTCGATAAATCGATGTGGTCGAAGTATTTCGGCTTTCCTGTGTGGTAATTGGTGATCAGGTCGGTGTACTTGCTCATGGCGTCACCACCAGTGCGATGTTATCCACGCTGCAGGACGCTGATTCATCGTATGTAACCACCAGGTTAGCCGCGGCCACATCCTCAGCAGTTCTCCCGATCAGCAGCTCCATGATGTCGTAATAGCGTGCGTTACCGCCGCTGACGACGCCCAGGTTAGCCGGAGAATAAACGCGGCTGAGCAGCACGCTGTCGCCGATGGCCAGCGAATTGATATACGCAGCTACGGCCGCTTTGATCTCATCTCCGACCTCAGAGCTATAACCCGTTAGTGCCTTGAGCGTTATCGATACATAAACCGGCACATCCACCGGGCGGGAAAAGCGAATTGTGTAGGGGTTGCCGTATTTATCGGTAACTAGCACCGCTGTCGTGCCATACGTGGATACACCCTGACCCTTCGTGCTTCGTATCGTTTTTGCGATTTCCGTCGCATCTCCACCCTCGACGATTGCCGAAATAGAGTGTGCTGGTAGCCCGTTAGCATCTGTAGTCTCTGTATCGTTCTCAAACAGCTTGTGACGGGTCACGCCCTCAACGTTAGCAATCGCCCCGTCTACAGCATCAAACGGTGTCAGGGAGGCCAGCGCTACGCTTTGCGACTGCCTTACGCGCAACTGTGCGTCAGTTTCCGCAGCAACGCCCACAGTCGCCGCCAGGGGATTTGTAACCGACACCCAGCCCCGGGTAGGTGTATTGATGGTGGTTATGCTGCCTGCCAGCGCGGCTACTGCGCCGGTACTGGCACACGTGGCCGTAGCAACTACCGTCCCATCAGTACCGATAACCACCGTCGCAGGTAGATTCCAGATAACGCTGTTGCTATCGCGCACCGAACCATTCGTGATAGTAGTGCCGACTGTGCCAGTCAGAAGAAGGTCAACGGTTGAATTTGTCGCTGCGCGTCGGGTAATGCCGTTAATTTTGACGTTGCTCGTCAGTGCGTCACCCAGGGCCGTCGCCGGCGAGAACGAGCGATAAACCGAGATAGCGGTGTTATTGGCGTCATGGATAGCCAGCGCCACCAGCGCCACCATCTGGCCGTCTTTGCTATCCGGATCGATATAGGCATCACTGCCGTATATCTGCTGGAAATAACCGGTGATAGTGTCCAGCACAGTTTGATAATCGGGTGCGGTTATCCCCTCAGCGGTTACCGTTGCCGATAAGCCGAGTGTATCGAGGTCCAGGGCCATTACGCCTCCGAGGTTACTGTGGTTGTCCCGTAGAGGGTTTCTACTGTTGCGGTGAACGTTACACGGCGCGTACGGCCGTCAACTTCGGTGTTAAATTCGGTGATGGCGCTAACGCCCTGCGTTTCCAGGATGCGCCGGCGGATAGCCAGGTTATAGGTATCTGGTCGTTGTTTTCCGAGGACTGACTGAATCCAGGGTGTTCCCTCCGTGGTATCGAGGAACCACTGACCGTACCAGAGCAGGAAGCGCGTTTTAATGGCCTGCGCGACGGCCTCCGGAGAGTTTACCAGCCAGGTGTCATCACCCTGACCGAAGGTATAATCCCCATCATCGTCTTCTCTTCGGTATCGCATTATTCAGGCTCCCCGGTGCTGTCGTTACCATGCTCAACCCCTCCATGCGTGTGCGTCATCAGGCTCTTACCGCCTGCTGTCACATCGTTGGTTACGGTGACCGGGCCGTGCATCGTGGCCGTGCCGCCGTTCTCGCCCATACCCTGCGACAGGTTGCCGTTAATCGTCACATTGCCGTTAAGGACGATTTCCGGGGCGTTAATAGTCGCGTTGCCGGCGGTGGTGGCAGTGATATCCCCTCCGGCGGCCACCTCAATGAATGCGGTGCCGTCGTCGGTACGCAGCTGTGCGGTCGTAGTGCTGATGCCGCTGATTTTCTTCGCCTGCGACTGCGGGCCCACGATACAGAATGCATCCGATAAATCGTGCATGCGCCCGTCTACCGGCTCCTGTATGCCCCCGCTCTGCCACCAGAAATCAATGCAGCGGTCAGCAAATATCACCAGGCATTCATCACCTTCTTTGACCGGAAACGTCAGCGTGCAGCCGCCACCGCGGGGGAAAACGACAGGAACGTCCACCAGTAGTGGATAATCCTGGGTGACTTTGTTGCCGTCGTTGTCACGTTCGATATAGCGGATCGCCGGCTGAACAACAGCGGTAACAGCGTCAGGATCGAAAGACTGGATGATACCGGGAAGCGCTACGCGCAACTGTTCGTTAAGAGTTTTGCGCTCTGACGCCAGAACCTCCGCCAGCGCACCACTGCGGGTTTTATTGGATACAGCCATTTATTTTACTCCGGGCATTAAAAAACCCGCCGGAGCGGGTCTGTTTTATGTGTTAGTAAAATTTAAGATGCAACTAAGAGTTCTTTATTATTTTGGGCTTCTTCTGCTATCTCAAGAGAGCGGTAGTATTGCAATGCAGCAGGATCTGCAACGTATTCAACTTTACCGTGATGCTCCTCAACGCACTGAATTATTTTGTTTAGGTCCGTTTTAAAGAACTCTTTGCGAAGGTTAACCTTGTTCATACGCTCACTGCTTAGTTTGTTATGCAATGCATACTCAAGGGCTGGCGCATCGTCACAGCTAATCATTGCGTGCACATCGAATTCGAATGGCACGCTTGCTCCGCTTAGTTCACTTACTCGGTCGAGTGGCTCAAGGCGGCGCGTCATGCCAATTTTGAATACATTTTCACCAAACGAACCGATATTTGAAATGACATAAACATGCCCCTGCTTAGTCATTTGAGCCATTGATTTCGCTCGCTCATACTGCTTGTGAACGTCCTCAATCTCTTGCTCCAGCTGACGGCGAGTTTCTTCGAGTTCCTGGCGGTGTTCTTCATCAGCAGCTAATAGAGCTTCTTCTACTGCTTTGCGCCGTGCTTCAAGCTCTTGCTCTTTGGCTTCAGCTTCTTGCTGCTGCCTTTCCAGCTCTTCGGCACGCTGTCTTTCCTCTCGCATTTGACGTTTAATTTCATTCTGAGCGTCACGCTCATCCTGTGCAGCCTGTAACTCCAGAACTTTATCCCTAAACTCTTTTTCTACCGTCTTCCAGTCAGAATGATCGCGTAGTTGGAAGAAATCATATTTAGCAATTAACGTCTGGTAAATGGCTTTTTCTCTTCTGATATCTTCGAGTTTTTTCTCGAAGTTTCTCAGCGTGACAGAAGCGAGGAGAGTCTTGCGTTTGTAACGGTAGGTATCATCAAGAACCTTCTGTATCTCTTCTTGTGCTGAGTGGTGCTGTTCACGGAATATAGTTTCAAAATCAAACGCAAAATCGACAGCCTTACCGAGGATTTCCTTACTTTTTATCCTATTTATCTCGATAATCTGCCTGAGTTCGTTTTTCAGATTGTTATGCTCAACTTCACGAGCAATATCTTTATTTTTATATTTTTCAATTACTTCTTCTTTTTCTTCAATCTCAGCCGCTAGAGATTTTTGATTTCTTAGCTCAAGATACTCAACAACCTTTTTATGTTTACTTATCAGATACCTATAGGTTATATAAGCACCGATAGCGGCCCCTACCCCTAAGACTATCAATATTGGATACAGCGCTTCCATTTACAGTTACCCCAGAATTAACAATTAGAATCATCTGGAATATACAGGATCCAACCTTTGGAGCGCCATACTAAAGCAGCCGTATAGCTTAGCCAGAAACCTTTTTGCAGGGGAATGAACCTATGATCTTAGGCGCATCCATGCTGTTTTGCAGTAGCTGGACGTTAAGGAAGCGAGATTCACTACCTGGGCGGCGGATGTACTGAAAGCCGTAGTTGTTACCGTCTTTGGCGGGCATAAGGCTCATGTCTATCTTTATGCCGTCTTCCCCTAATAGTTTTATTTTCTGAGAGGTGACTCGCTCTCCATTAATGATGCTTACATCGCCCTCCCTTGCTACTAAAGTGTACGGTCCACAATGTGATGTAAAGCCACCAGCTGTAGCCCCTAAGGATGTGAATGCGATAAAAACGATGGTGAATATTTTCACTTTTTATCCCCGATTAATTGCGCCTTGGGAGTAAAGATCGGATGAGCCACGCGCTTCACACATCATATCCATGTACCATGCCTGACCCCTAGTATCTCCAGTGTACATAATGCCACGCACAATATAAACGCCGTCGGTAGCAATACTGGCTGGCTGCGCAGTGGTGCCTTCTACGGTTATGTTGCCGTTGTTGTTCTGGTCGGTGATGCGCCCCTGAGTCATGGCGATGTCATTATTACCCAGCACGGTGCGGTACACAGAAGCCTGATTGAGCTCTATCAGTCCATTAACCCGGATGTTGGGGTTGATCAGGCAACGGACGTTCACCCCGCTGCCGATGGTTTGCTGTGGCATACCGATCAGCCCGGTGGCACTGTTCAGATTGATAGCGTCGTGAACCACTTCGTTTTTCGCCACCATCTCCCGCTTGCCATCCACAAACATCCAGTCAGCCTGGCATTGGTCGGCAACGTTATCCATCAGGTGTCGGGTCATGCCAAACAGCACGCGTCCACGGGGGAAGACCGTAGCCGGCATGGCCGGGGTGCTCCCCTCAGTCGCCCCTTTTGCGTTGAAGTCCTTCATCAGCGCTGAATTGACGTCAGCAACGGTATATCCCGCCGCCAGAGTCTGGGTCGTGATGGAGGTGGCAAACGCGCGGTCAGAATCGGCCGCCTGAATCAGCACAAAGCTGTCGATGGGGTTATCCTTTCCTGTGATGGTATAGCGGATCTCGCCATCAAAGATCAGCCCATAATTTCGCCCGTCCATCTGGCCTACTTCATCGGGGTTTACCGTTCGCGCAACGCCGACCTGGTTGGCGGAAACATCCGCTGCAATCCCGTCATAACCGGCGATAACCCTGATCCGGGTAAACTCCTCGCCGACAATTCGGTTTACGGTATCCGCGGCGAGGTTATAAATCTTGAAGGTCCCCACCCTCGTTTCGCTACTGAGGTTAAACCAGTCAAGGGTAAAGGTGACTTTGAAGCTCCCGAAATCGGTAGCGTTGCCTTTCGATTCGACCAACTGCAGCTC